TTGGTATAAACAAAAAACAGGTAAAACAATCGTTACTACTTTTAGGGTGACTCAAGATATGTACTTAGAAACATTTTATTATGTGGTCAGTAACGAGGAAGAAATGACATTACTAACATTATCATTAGGCTCAAATGAAGGATTCTGATTTAAAATTACAAAATGTTGACTTTGATCTATTTGCCGCACTCGACGCATTAGATCGCAAAGACTACGGATATTTTGATAGCTTAACTGAGGAACAACAAAAGAAGTTTGTACCCTACATGATGTTGCATTGGGTTAGTTCAATCAAAAAACAGGGTGAGGTTGGTAAGTATTACGTACTAGCAACTGAAGAATTTGCCAATAAGCATGTGTTTAATGAGTATGTACAACGTCATCCAAAATTGCAGTGGTTAATGTTATGTATAGTTAGTCCTGATATGGGTAAACAATTTCACCAATGGATACCACAATTAAGCAATAAAATTAGTGAATTAAAAACCAATAGTAAATCAAAAGATTTTTCGGATTATTTGAGTAAAATATATAATACTGCAGATACTGTGTCTATTCGTGAGTTAAGTACACAATTATCTACTGAGCAAAATAAGAAGTATCGATTAGCACAATTATTTCCATCAATGAAATTAATTGATATTGAAATTTTATCTAAACATGTTACTGATGAGGAATTAGCAGAGTATGAGCAACAGTGTGGCAAATAATACATGTGAATTTTGTAATAAAGTTTTTGTCAGAGAAAAATTATTCATTAAGCATCTTTGTGAACCAAAACGTAGGTGGTTAGAACGTGACATGCAAGTAAATCGTTATGCGCATGGTGCGTGGAAATTTTATTTCACCAAACATCACCCATCAACTAAAAAGACAGATTATATTGATTTTACACGTAGCCCATACTATATGGCATTCATGCAGTTTGCTACTTACTGTTTAAACACTAACGTCATTAATATTCATTACTTTATTGATTATTTGATTTCACATAAAGTACCAATTAATTTATGGTGTAGTGATAAGGAATATTCTAAGTTTTTAATCGATTATTTAAAAACCGAAGATGTTGATGATGCCACAAATCGTAGTTTGGGCACATTAGAAGAAATGTGTCGTGATGAAAATATACAAATTAAAGACGCATTTAAGTTTTTAAATGAAAATCGTCTATGTCAAAAAATATATCAAGGTATGATCAGTCCATGGGTATTGTATAATTCTGATACTGCCATTGATTTTTTGTCACGGTTAAATGATGATCAAGTTAAGATTATCTACGATTATATTAACCCTGATATATGGAAAATAAAAGTATATCGTGAAAAAGCCACTAATAATAAAATTAAAAGCACATTAGTACAGCACCAATTATGAAATTCAAAAGTGATATTGATATAGATTTTGCAAATCGTGATGATATATTGCAACATATTAGACACGTTTCTGCACACCTTAAATCAAACAATAAACTACGTAAGCATCCTACAGGCGTATACGTAACCGAGATACCTTATGATCCTATTAATGATTGGAGCGCACTAAATTATCATGAAGCAGAAAATCGTGGTTATGTTAAACTAGATTTTTTAAATGTATGGATTTACAAATATGTACGTGATGAAGAACATTTAACTGAATTAATGCGTGATCCACAATGGAGTAGATTAAAGGAAAAAGAATTCTTCCAAAAACTAATTCATATTGGGGATCATTATGACAGTATGCTTAAAATGCCACAAGAGATTGATTCAATCCCTAGAATGGCAATGTTTTTATCGGTGATACGGCCTGGGAAGCGGCATTTGATTGGTAAATCATGGGCAGATGTTGCGCTAACTGTATGGGACCAAGGTAATGACGGATATTCATTTAAGAAATCCCATAGTATTGCATATGCACATTTAGTTATAGTGCATATGAATTTGCTTGATGAGTTGGGATTACATGCGCTTGACGAGAGTGATACTTCGTCGCTTGATGCGTCTTTTGGTTAATTCACTTATACTAGTGGCAGGACCATGTATTATTGTTAATGATTTATTATTAAAGGTTTTAAGATAGGGTTTAAATGGCGACCATTCATCTTTAAGAAATATGTTAATGGGTATAAGTCGATTACTTTCCCACCACCATACATCACCAAGTTCTAAAAATAATTTTTTTAGTTCTTGTTCTATGATTGCTCCGTAATCATAAAAAGTAGTTACATCATCGTCACGATTTTGTATGACACCAATGTATTCTTGTCCTGCATATGCGCAAACAGTTATGAATGGATGGTTTGCACTCAATTTTTTTAAGAAATCTGATGACATAAATATACTATAAAGGAACCTTTAACGTGGCTGCATATCAAACGCAAATGTATTTATATAATCAAAGACAATATGTAGTTTTATTAAGTTCTGCAGGATCTATTGCAACAAGGAGATATAGTACAGTGTATGCTAAACAACTAATGTTAAATCGTGGTGTTGATAATGTGCTTGAATTTGCATTTATTAATCAAGACCAAAAACCAATCAATTTGGCAGGAAAGTATTTGTATTTTCGTGTTCTAAACAATAATGGCACTGAGCTATTATTAACCAAACAATTAACTCCTAACTTGCCCGTTACAGGTATTTTTAATTTAGAATTATCAATATCTGAAGTAAATCAAGTACCCCCACAATATTGCTACTATACGATTGAATTAACCAATACACCGTGGGTTAATACGGATACCGCAGGATCTGCAGTATTTACTAATGCAAGTGGTATTGCACGTGGAGATTTGGTTATTACTGATAGCATATTCCCCGCTGTTCTTCCATCATTAGATGTAACTATTCCTACCCATCCTAGACCAACACAGGGTAATGCAATGCAAGGTGGCAATAGTACACAGCCACAACCAAAGACTTATTATAGTAGTGAAATAAAGAATGAAGATGCGCAAATGCTTACCCTTCAATATCGCATTGAAGAATTTTGTGGTAACATTACTATAGAAGGTAGCAATATTGCAGACTTTTCACGTGCTTATAGTATTGGTAACACTGTTGTTTATGGCAATGCCAATGCCTTACCTTATCCTACAGGCGTAACTCAAACAGTTGGCGAGACTATCACAGGATATCATCCATATGTTAGACTAGCGATTCAAAATTACGGTAGTGGACCACCTGAAACAAATCAGCAGTACTTAAAAGGTGATGTTGTTAAAATTCTTGCTAGATAATCCTAAGTAGTTGAATACGTAAGTGTTTTGTGTCATAATTGTGGCGCATGAATACGATCATTAATCAGACCTTACAATTTTGGTCACAACGTAAGACCAAGCGTACATCAGGTGGATGGGTATCTGCCAATGCGGTATGCTGTCATCATCGTGGTCATCGACCTGATACAAGGATGCGTGGAGGTTTAATTCATACTGAAGAAAAGTTAACCTATTCATGCTTTAATTGTAATTTCAAATGTGGCTATGCAGCAGGTAAATTATTTTCCTCGCATTTTAAATTATTCTTATCATGGATTGGCATGGGCGATGATGAGATACAGCATCTTGCCATAGAAGCGATGAAATTGCGTGATACAACGCAACTTATTCAAAAACGTGAAATACGTGAGATTGTATTTAAAGATATACCTTTACCCAAAGATGCTATTCCTATAGATCCAACGATAGGTACACATCAACCATATGTAGATTTTTTGAACAACCGTGGGTTTACACCACAAGACTATGATTTTTATATTACCCCACATGCAGAAGGTAGGGATCGTGATAGAGTAATTATACCGTATTATCTTAATAATAGAATGGTGGGGTATACTAGTAGATATTACGATAATCGTAAACCTAAGTATATTTCTGAGCAGCAATCAGGATATGTGTTTAATATGGACGCACAACATCCAACGTGGCAAGTATGTATTCTAGTAGAAGGGCAATTTGACGCTTTAGCTATTGGTGGATGTGCTATAATGTCCAATCAAGTATCCGAAAAACAATCATGGTTACTTGCAAAGTTGGAACGAAGAATAATTTTTGTGCCTGATCGAGATGAAGCAGGTATGAGTGGTATTGATTCAGCATTAAAACTTGGTTATTCAGTTAGTATTCCTCCTTATTGGGATAAGACTGTTAAAGATGTAAATGATGCTGTTATTAAATATGGTCGTTTTCCAACATTATTAAGTATTATTCAACATGCAACAACAAGTGCCGCAAAGATAAAAATTTATAAAGATAAAATACTATAATGGAATATACAACAGACGTACAGAAATTCTTCCTATCAATGATGATCACTGAGCCTAACTTATTTGTTCGTGTTCAGAATATATTGAATCCTGAAAACTTTGACCGTAAATTAAAAGACACGGTAAAGTTTATGATTGATTTTTCAAATAAGTATCATGTCATACCTGATGTAGAAAAGATTAAATTAACAACGTCCGTTGAGTTAACACGTATTGCAGACTTGCGTGAACAAGATACAGAATGGTTTTTTGATGAGTTTGAAAAGTTCACACGTAAACAAGAACTAGAACGTGCTATTTTAAAGAGCGCAGAGTTACTTGAAAAGGGTAACTATGATCCTGTTGAGAAAATTATTAAAGATGCAGTACAGATTAGTTTAACTAAAGACTTAGGTACAGATTATTTTGATGACCCAAAAGGACGTTTATTAGCGATTAAACAAAACAATGGACAGATGAGTACGGGATGGCCTGTGCTTGATAATAAGTTATATGGTGGGTTTAATCGTGGTGAATTACAGTTATTTTTGGGTGGAAGTGGTTCAGGTAAATCATTATTCATGCAAAATTTAGCAGTTAATTGGGTACGTGAAGGTTTAAATGGTGTATATATAACCTTAGAACTTAGTGAAAACCTATGTTCATGGCGTATAGATAGTATGATGACTGACATTGCTACCAAGGAAATATTTAAAAATATTGACGATGTAGAGTTAAAGATTAAGATGGCACAGAAAAAGTCAGGTCGCTTGTTTGTCAAATACTTACCTGCACAAAGTAATATTAATGATATTAGATCATATTGTAGAGAGTTACAGGTACAAACTGAAAAGAAACTAGACTTTATGTGTATTGATTATATGGATTTATTAATGCCTGTATCTGTTAAAATCAGTGCAAGTGATTTGTTTACAAAGGATAAATTTGTATCTGAAGAATTGCGTAATTTTGCTAAAGAATTAAATGTATTATTTGTAACAGCTAGTCAATTAAACCGTAGTGCTGTTGAAGAAGTTGAGTTTGATCATAGTCATATCAGTGGTGGTATTAGTAAAATTAACACTGCTGACAATGTTTTTGGTATTTTTACTAGTAGAAACATGCGTGAGCGTGGTCAATATCAAGTACAATTAATGAAAACACGTAGTAGTAGTGGGGTTGGACAAAAAGTGAACCTAAGATTTAATGTTGATACGTTGAGAATTTATGATGATGAATCAGACAATGATGTTCAACAAACTACAACATCCAATATTTTAGATCAAATTAAGGTAGGTAGTAACGTTATTGAGAGCAAAGTTGAAGAATCTGTAAAAGTACCTACGGCAAGTATGAGTACCAATCTAAAGGCTAAGCTAGCGCAAATAAAGGGTATTTCTTCATGATACTGTAATATTTTAGATAAATACTACATCATGGAAAAAAAGACTCGCAGTTTATTAGAAGAATTAGAAGCGTTAAGTCGCACACGTGATACTAAGCACATTATTGAAAGTCGTGCCAACAGTATTATTACAAGTGCTATACATTTATTAGAAGTGATTGAACGCAATTACACTCCTGAACAAGCTGAAATATTAGAGCGTAAATTGCTTGTTGCCATTAAAAATCGTGATAGCGATAAATTTGCAAAGAGTTTAAAGAAGAATTCTGATGAATAATTTTGTACTAGAAGATTTGGATCAAGTTTTTAGTGCAATTAGACAACAACTTGATCGCAGAGATCCGTCTAAAATTCAAACGGACAATGCAGCTATTAGTGCAAAAATCAAAGCTACACTACAAGCATATCCTACATGGGCACAACAAACACGTGAATTAGCGGGATATCAACCTCCTACTACGGTTGATCAACCAACTAGTTATCAAATGGGTGTGGGACCAAAAAAGATAGCACAAACCACTGCACAACAGCGTCAAGTCCAACAAAAAACTAAGCAGGATATGTTGCCTACACCTAATTTAAAGGCAGCACCTACATCTATAGCAGGATATGATGCTAAACGTGCTGCGGCAGCTACTAGAGCACAAGCTGATATGAGGCGTGGTAAACCACCTGATTATACAACACCTATGCCAACCTTAGTGCGTCAACGACAAGCACGTGGTATGACTGAAGGTAAGTTTAGTGATTTATATGCTTTATTAGAGTCTGCCATACTTGAACAACAACAAGACCCAGGTAGCTTTACTAATTACCTAAAAACCATTGTAAAATTTGATCCAAGTAAAAGTGATCCTGTTTATAAACAACAGATTCAAATGATTGAAAAATTATACAATGAGAATAAAAAAGATGAAGCAGAAAGAGAAGCAGCACAAATATTAGAGCTAATTTATAAGCAACAATTATTAAAAAGTAGAACAGGCTCAGCAACAAGTGATGTAGGTTCGTTTGATGACTATGATAAAACCAACGTAAATAAGTTTTTAACTAATGTACGTGCTAATTATTATAATGAAGATGAACTTACAAACATTGTTTTATATTCTTTGCTCAAGTTAAAAACAAAATATCCACAGCAGTTTAACCAAATAACTGCGGATATTGACAGTACTTTAGCCAACTATCAAAAACAAATTACCTAAAAACCGATTTTTTTTCAACTTTGATAAATAAATGTAGAGCTTATGGCTTTTAAAAATAAGGAGATTTAAAATGGCAGGTTTTACAAGAGTTAATGGTGATTTTCTACCCGTAGCAGTATATGATGACGATACAGGTAATGCTTATACTAATAGTGCTAACGTCAATGCAATGACAAGTGGTGTACCCGTACAGCCACAAGGTCCTGCTCTTGAGTTTTTCACAGTCACAGGTAATGGTTCACAGATTGCTGACTATGCAACAGCAGTATTTCAGTCAATCGAGC